TGTAGGAGGAGCCCCAGAGCTGCCTAGCATCTTTGGTCCTGCTTCTTACAGAACCTAAAATTCTGACTATGAAAAACCAATCAAAATCTTTCAAACTAAGTTTAACCATACTTAAAAAGTGGTTAGTATCTAATGCGTTGGACAAGCGACATGTTTACCCTATTCAGAAATGGATAGATAAGTATGAAGCTTGGCTTGACAACCGCCTTAAGTCCAGTGGCTTAAAGACGTGTATTGCTCATGCGAAAGCAGTGAGACAACACACGCTTCTTTACATCTGTCGCAACCCACTAAAAGTGAGCCGTGAGAGAATTTCTCTCTTACCGAACGGGTTACCGAAAATTTGTGAAGATCTTCGGCCCCTAATAAGTGAGGGAAACACTGATCTGATACGTGTTATCTTGACAGTACTGCACATTACTAAATCTCTGACAGACGTTAGTCTGCCCGGAGATGTTAGCTCCATCACAAGTCCGTATTCGGGTGGGGATATAAACGTCCTTCATCACGAAATACAAGCATGTTTAAAAGAAAGTGGCATAGTTGGGAAAGTCCTAACCGACCACACTGAATACCATCTAACAACGAAGTCGAGTCCTAATGGTAGTTTGGCCCTGAGTGATTCACTCGGTGAGTTAAACCTTATTAGGCTAAGACCGGAGCTTCTTCATGCAATCAAAGACTTGGGAGGACAACAATTCGGAGCGAATCTTGACGAACTACTATCCAATATTAAAATCGGAGGGAAATTCATCGGATCTAAACTCAGAAGGTTATTCTTTGTCCAAGACAAAGAGGCGAAGTCACGTCCAGTGGCCATATTCGATTATTGGTCACAAACTGCTTTAATATCCCTTCATAAATCGCTGTTCGCGATCCTGAAGACATTAAAAGAAGACATGACCTTTAATCAGAGTGTGTTCACTACAGGGATTGATACCACAAAGACCAACTATTGCTTCGATTTATCCAATGCGACCGATCGGTTCCCTGTCTCCTTTCAGAGACAGGTCCTTTCGATTTTAATTGGTGAGTCTAAGGCAAAAAGTTGGGTTACTATATTGACAAGTTTACCTTTCGATTTGGAGGGACAACAAGTCCAATATTCCGTCGGACAACCGATGGGTGCCTACAGTTCCTGG